TTACCATAAGGTCGAAGACCAGAAGACCCGCCCAATAATATGGATGCGTTGCTCAAATTCCTGACGGTTCAAAGACTCATCAGGATATTCGGCGCTATTAAAACTCTTGATGATCACCCCACCATCCGGTTTGGCCACCAACTGCTTAACGCGGATTAAATCACCATCTCGAATCGCGTAATAATCGCCATCAATGATTGGAAATTGATTGGCGGTATCGATACCGACGACATCACCACTGCGCAACAGCGGTGCCATACTATTACCGATCACTCTCACCACGCGCGCATCGCGCGCATTCACGCCCAAGCGGCGCAGGGTGTAGCGCCGAAACGGCAAGCGATAGATTTCCCGCTCTTCTTCAGGCATGGCACCACTACCTGCCGAGGCTTCAACGTCAAGCACCGGTATATCAATGAACTCCTTATGATCCTGCTCCATCGATTCCCACTCTTCGACGCGTAAACGGCTTTCTTTGACTTCATCAGGTTTAGGTAATGTTGCCGTTGAGTTTGCTTCACCAAACAACAGCCATTGTGAGGTAACTGACAAGGCAGCGGCCAGTTTCTCCAGGTTGCGTGGCGAGCGGGTCTGCCCGGTCTCAATTTTATTGATGGATTGCTGGCTGACCCCAACTTTCTCTGCCAACGCTTTTTGGCTCAAGCCCAGTTGCTCACGCCGTTTAGCAAGGCGTTCACCTAAAGTTTGCATAATTCGTCTCCTGTTCCCCTGATTGTAAATGAAAAAAATGCAATAACAACCTATGAGCGATGATACAACTTAGTTATGTTGATTTAACAACTATAGGTATGTACTATACAACAACTACACTTAGTTTGTCTTGGAGCAAAAATGAACAATATAAAATCGAGCCTTGAGACGTGGGGAAACTGGGCCCGCTGTAATCTGGGAACCGAGTACTCAACGGTAAATATCACTTTTCAGGAAGCGCTGCCAATGAGCGGCTCCAACCGGATTCGCATTGACGACAAAGAAGGCATGCTGATAGACGCCGCCGTTGCAGGGCTTAAACGCTTTGATTTATTGGCTTATAAACTGATTGTTGCTCACTATGTCTATCACGTCAGCCAGAACCGCCTGGCGAAAGAGATCGGTAAAGCGCAGAGTTATGTCGCAAATTTATTGCGCGTGGCAGAAGCCTTTATCGCCGGGCAAATCTTCTCTTATACCGAGAACGCAGTTAGCGCCTGAAGCCACTTTCCACAGGCTTTCCTGAGATACCGCCGCAAGGCGGTATTTTTTTGTATTCAGAAAACCCCCAGCTAGGCTGGGGGTTCCGTAAAGCTTCCAGCTTTGAGTCGGCTCTTTTAATGGCCAGTAACGCTTGTGGTCAGGTAGCAACAAAGCACCTCTGGAGATAGATAAGCCGCTAATAGTTGATGAGAAAGGCTTAGCGCATACCCGATGAATGAGAGAAGTACCAACACGTTACTTATTCAGTGTCTTGGGGGGTAAGTACAAAGGAAACTGTCATATGCGCTAAGGAAGATATGTGTATAGAAAGATGTGATGGTAACTACAGTCGCCCTTACATTGATGTAGCCCGTTTACGGGCAGTAAGTAACAGAAGTAATGCAAATGTGAGGTAGTCATGCGCCTGTTAGGGCGCGGCAGGTAAGAGAGCCTTACAGGCGCATATGAAAAACCTCCGGCTATGCCGGAGGATATTTATTTTTCACAACCAAAATAAAGATAACAACAAAAAAGTGTTGATATAATCTGATTAACAGGTATAGTAACAACTATAAGGTCAAAGAGTTGTATCTTGAACTCAGCCACCTGAAGCCCTTCTCTCTATGTGAAGGGCTTTTTTGTTTGTGTTTCTGATAAGGCACTCATGACATATGTCGCGGTTGCCGCTCTTTAGGTTCGACTTTAACCAAGGGGAACAACCTGGAAGAAAAATTTTAAAAATTATTCAACTAGATAGGACGGGAGAATGGTAATAGATACCTCACTCAATAATCAGTTGGCGAAGACTTCGTCAACCCAACAGGGCAATGGCGAAGTGACGCTGCGGCCAGGGATTCGTGTGCCCCCCTTTTCGGGGAGCGTGAGCCCTCTTCCTGAAAGAGTCAGTGAGCAGCGGTCATTAATTGATATGGCTTACCGTTCATCATGGCTGGTCGGCGCGGCGGTAGATACCGTCGCAGAGGATATGACCCGTAATGGGATCACGATAACTTCCACTCTGGAGCCTGATGCAAAACAGCATCTGCAGGGGGTCTGGGCGAGCTTGGCCCTGTGGAATAGCCTGAATAACGTCATTAAACAAGGGCGACTATATGGTAGTGCACTTGGGGTAATCCTGCTTGATGGTGACGATATGTCCACACCTTTGCGGGTAGATACCGTGAAAGTGGGTGCATTCCGCGGCATTGTTCCTGTGAATCGCTGGCAGGTTTCACCTTCGTTGAGCGACAGAGAAAGTGCGCTGGGGCCTGATTTAGGGCAGCCACGTTTCTACCAGGTGACAGATACTTCAAGTGGTATTCCGCCGTGGAAGATCCATTACAGCCGGGTCATACGCATTGATGGCATTACTCTGCCCAGCCAGTTCACATCGGATGAAAATGGCTGGGGTATCAGTGTGATAGAGCGCATCTATGACCGGATACTGGCATTTGATAGCGCGACAACCGCCGCCGTGCAACTGATGAACAAGGCTCATCTGCGTACTTACAGCGTGGCCGATCTGCGCAAAATTCTGGCTATGGGTGGGCCAGCGAGAGAAGCATTGCTGGCACAAATGACCGCTATTCAGCAAGGGCAGTCTATTGATGGCTTAACGCTAATGGATGCCAGCGATAAGTTTGAAACCCATGCCTATCACCTCAATGGGTTGCCCGAGGTTCTGGCGCAGTTCGCACAACAGCTCTCCGGGGCGCTTAACATTCCATTGGTCAGGCTGTTTGGTCAATCTCCGGCAGGTTTTACCACGGGTGATGTGGATTTGGCGAATTACTACGATGGCATTGCGGCACAGCAGGCGCGGCAGCTACGCCGCCCCGTCTATACCCTGATGTCGCTTCTACATCGTTCGGTACTAGGTAAACCATTACCCGATAATTTTGCATTTAGTTTCAATCCGCTATGGCAGATGTCAGAACTTGATCGGAGCAAGGTCGCCATGCAGACCGTTGAGGCAATAGGCAACGCCGTAAATAGCGGCGTGATGACGGCTTATGCGGGCGCTGAACAGTTACGTGACTCATCACCGGTTACGGGGATCGGCTCCACCATTCGCCAAGAAGATTTAGCCAGTCTGCGTCAGGGCTGAGAAAGCCCTTTCACGAGGATTAATCACCATGAAATATTTTTTTAATGCCCGGCTCGATAACACCCGTTATCGCTTAGCCGAGGGTTTCCTATTGTGTTTTGGCACACCGCTGGTGCACCGAGCAGTGCCTCCAGCAACGCCGAAAACGGGGCGGAACCGTCAGTTGCCAATAGTGGAAGCCATTAAGGGGAGGCATTGATTATGCCACCGTCCAACAACCAGACGCTGCCCGCCGAGGCACAGTTTCGTACTGATTTTCCGCAATTCAGCGATGTGACCCGCTATCCCTCGGCCCAGATTGCCCTCCATCTGGCTTTGGCCGATCGGCTACTGGATGAAGCACGCTATGACTTGCTCTACCCCTATGTGGTTGAGCTGTTCGTGGCTCACTACCTGACCTTATTTGCAACTGATATGCGGGCCAGCACGCTGGGGGGGAACAGCGGTGACAACAGTGGCGTAATGGCGGCTAAGTCGGTGGATAAAATCAGTATCCGCTACGACAACTGCGCCACCCTCAATCCTCAGGCGAGCTGGTGGAATCATACCCGCTACGGGGCTGAGTTTTACGACCTGCTGCTGCTGTTTGGGGCAGGAGGGCGACAGTTATGATCGCTAACATAATGAAACATAGCGTGAATTCTGTTGTACCTCATCAAGATAAAGGAGCATCAGGAGGTGGCCATGCCGCTACTTGATGTCACCGAGATTCTGCTGGATGCCGATTTTGCCGACTCGACGCTGATCGTCACGCGCAATTTGTTGCAGACGGACGATGATGGCGTCACCAGCGTTGTCCGGCAATCCATGCCGTTTATCGGTGTGGTCACGGTGAACCATGCGCTGATGACCCAGCGCATGCCACCGAGCCAGACGATCAGTGGCTCAATACAGATAGTCACTTTGGAGAGGTTAACTCAGGGGCAAAGTGGGCGTGATGCCGATGTTGTCACTTATCAAGGACGTGACTACCGAGTGACCTTTGTCGATCCCTACCTTGCTTATGGTGCCGGATTCGTACTGGCCCATTGTGAACTGATGCCGTTTGACGGCGGGGTGTCGGATGAGCAGCAACCTTAACAGCAACCACCAAACGACTTACCTAAGACCTATTTCGTCATCACAACAAGATGACATCGAACTGGAGCGCATCCTTTCCCGCTGGATACGGGGTGTCTCTGGATTGCCGCCGAAGTACGTTTTATTGCATTGGACAGCCGAACAGCCGCACCAACCGTCAGCCACGGAAGATTGGTGTTCTTTGGGAATACTGAAATTTCAGGCTAACGATAATCCGGCATTCACCAATCAAGCGGACGACAGCGTGCAGCTATGGCGCAATGAACTGATTGAAATCATGGTCAGTTTTTATGGCCCGCATGGACAGCGGTTGGCTACCGAGTTCCGTGACGGTATCGCCATAGCACAAAACCGGGAAGAACTGAGCCTGGCTGGCCTCGCCTTTGCGGCGTCGGGAGCCATAGTTTCAGCCCATGAACTAAAAAATAATCAGTGGGTTAGACGTTACGATCAGCACTTGACGCTGCAGCGCAAAGTGGTCAGAGAGTACGCGATCCACTCTATCCTCGAAGCACCAACACACTTTTTTGGAGAGTAACTTATGTCACAGGGATTACCTGTTTCTAATATTATCAACGTGTCTGTCAACATGGCGGTTCGCGCCGCACAGGCCCGTAACTTTGGTTCTTTGCTGATTGTTGGCAGTTCGCCGGTGATTGATGCTAACGAGCGCCTGCGTGCTTACAGCGATATCAGCGGTGTGGTGGCCGATTTCGGCCTCAACTCACCGGAATATCAGGCGGCTAACCTTTACTATCAACAATCTCCGCGACCGGTGGATCTGCTGATTGGGCGTTGGGTGAAAACCGATGCCCCGGCTGTCTTGCGTGGTGGTGTGCTAACGCCCACACAGCAGCAGTTAAGCCGCTTTACTGCGGTGAAAGATGCCTCAATGAAAATCACCATTGATGGCATCGTGAAAACAGTGGGACCCCTTGATTTTTCTACCGATACCAGCTTGAACGGTATTGCTGCCAAGGTGGCTACTGCCATAGGTACTGGCACTGCCGCAGTAGTGTGGGATGGTAGTCGCTTTGTCGTTACCTTAAAGGCATCCGGTGCAACTTCGACTCTCAACTATCCTGCTGCCAATACTGGCACAGATTTATCCTTGCTACTGAAACTGACGCAAAATGACGGTGCACTGGTGATTCCACGCAAGACGGCAGAGAAGATTGATGAGTGTGTCGCTGCATTGGCCAACCAATCCACAGCCTGGTATGGCTTGATGATTGCGGATACCTCACTGAGTGATGCGGATATCACCAAAGTCGCTGCGCTGATTGAATCTGACGGTGTAGCGCGGATCTATGGCCACACCACACAGAACAACAGTATCTTCACTGCGGGCAGCGGTTCGGACATTGCCAGCACCCTGAAAGCGGCAAACTATTCACGCACATTAGTGCAGTATTCGAGTGCCAATCCGTATGCGGTGGCCTCGTTGTTTGGCCGGGCTTTTACCGTCAATTTCAGCGGCAACAACACCACAATTACCCTGAAGTTCAAGCAGCAGCCGGGCATTACCGCCGAAACGCTGTCGCAAACTGATGCCAATACCTTGCAAGGGAAAAACGCCAACGTCTTTGTCAATTACAACAACGACACGGCGATTATTCAGGAAGGGGTGATGTGTAACGGTGACTTTATCGATGAGCGCCATGGCCTGGACTGGTTGCAGAACTATGTACAGAACAACCTTTATAACCTGCTGTTCACCTCTACCAGCAAAATTCCACAAACCGATGGCGGTGTGACGCGGTTGTTGACCAATGTCGAACAGTCGTTGGCGAAAGGGGTGGATAACGGGCTGATTGCGCCAGGGGTATGGAATGGCGGGCCACTGGGTATTCTGCAATCGGGTGAGACGCTGACCAAAGGCTATTACACCTATGCTTCACCGATTGCTGAACAGTCTCAGGCTGAGCGTGAGAAACGCCGTGCACCAGTGATCCAATGCGCTATCAAACTGGCGGGTGCAGTGCACTACGCCGACGTCATTATCAACGTAAATCGTTAATTTAAGGAAAAAACTATGGCTACTTATTCATTTGCAGACGTTAGCGCCACTTTGGCCGGCCCGACTGGGGTGATTGATTTGGGTTACGGCGCTTCGAATGCCGATGAGGGGATTGTGGTTGCTATGAGCGGTCCGCAAAACACCATGACGCTGGGCGCTGATGGCGAAGTGATGCACAGCCTGCATGCGGCCAAATCCGGCACCATTACCGTCACGTTGTTGAAAACTTCCCCGGTGAACAAAAAGCTCTCTTCGGTCTATGGCGCACAGGGCATGTCTTCAACTTTGTGGGGCAATAACATCATCACCATCCGTAATACTGCCTCTGGGGATACCATTGTGGCGCGCAATTGTGCGTTTCAAAAGCGCCCGGACCATGTGAATGCCAAAGAAGGTGGCAATGTGAGCTGGGTGTTTGACTGCGGCAAGATCGACCAGATGCTCGGAGAATTCTAATTATGGAATTTGAGCTAAAAGGGCAGGAATATCGGGCTGTAAAGCTCGATGTTTTCGACCAGTTTCGTGTTGCGCGTAAATTACTCCCCGCGGTGGCGGGGGTTTTTGATGAACTGAAAAGTGGTGAAATTACGCTTGCGGCGCTGTTGCCGCAGGTGGCAGATGCCGTTGCCGCCATGAGCGACGCCGACTGTGATGCCATTCTTCATCCATGCCTCTCAGCGGTTGCACGCAAGAACGGCAAAATCTGGACTGCGGTTTTCCAGGATGGGGTGATGATGTTTGACGATATCGACATGCTGGGCATGTTGGAACTGGTCGGCAACGTTATCCGAGATTCCCTTGGCGATTTTTTTCCCGTACCCCTCGCCAGCGAGATAGCCGACCTGCCAGCGGTTTAACACTGGATACCCTGCCGGGGGGGGAAGAGTACCTGCTGCGCCCGGTCGACGCAGGTCTTATTCCGTATACTGCACTGCGCGATCGCTCTATTAGCCTGGCCGATGTGGCACTGATGAATGATTTTCTCGACTTGCAGTTTGATAACGCTGAAAGGATCGAGAAATGGCGCCGAAAAAGTGAGTGACGAAAAATGAGTAAGAGTAAATCGAAACCTAAAATGACACAGAAAGAAGTGGAGAGGATTAGGTGGAATAATTGGCAAGCGGCTAAACCCCTGTTGACTGAAGCAGCCAAGAGTGCTGGAGTTGATCCTGAAATCATAGTCCGAATGGCTTATTTTGAAAGTAGATTCAGAACTAATGTAGGACCAAGTACTTCTACTGCATATGGTCTTGGCCAATTTACAAAAGGTACCTGGTTAGATGTGTTAAGAAAGCATGGCGAAAAGTATGGTATTAAGAATGCTGCGCAGCTTACTATGGCACAAGCTCTTGCATATAGAGATGATGCAAGGCTGCAAGCGGCTATGTTGGCGGAGTTTACCCAAGATAACATTAAACGGGTGCAAGGTTTAGGTAGAAAAGGTAATATTGCTGATGTTTATTCTTTACATAATTTAGGTTCAGGGGGAGGGCCTAAATTTTTAAAGGCGTTAATGGAAAACCCAAATGCTAAAGTAAGTTCTGTGTTATCTCAGAAGGTTATAAAAAACAATAGTATTCTATATGGTGATGGTTCAATATCATTGGCGGACGCCTATGGCAATATGAATCAATATCTATCTGGAGCAGATAAATATGTAAATGATATTATAATTCCAGTTAGTGAATTTCAGGATGATCTCTCTAGTGATAGTGGAAAGTCAAATAATGCAGGTGGAGGGGGGCTTGTTATCAAGCCAAGTGTTGTTACGGAACAACCGGGGAGTTACACTCCTCCCCTGATTACGAAAGATATTGAAGATTCGTATGAGGGTTATAAATATGGTAAAGGGAGGGGGACGCTAAAGGATGGTACTCAGACAATAGACTGTTCGCATTTGGTTAATGAAATATTAAAGCGATATGGTTATAAAATCCCTTACCAAAATACAGCAGCATTAAAAAATTCAAAATTCTTTGATGAGATAGATGCCAAAGATGTTAAACCGGGCGATATTGCATTATGGAATGGACATACAGCGATAGTTCAGGAATTGACCGACCCAGAAAAAGGAATAGGTACAGTTTATGGGTCGCATCTTACCGGTGGCCCTAGTTCTGTCACAATGGGGCCTGATGGGCTGCTTAAAAAGTTAGGGAAACCTAAAACCTATCTACGCCCCAGGGTTGAGTATTTAAACCAGGCTGCCCCAAAAAACGCCACTGCTGCCCAGAAAAAACCATCCCCCCCTAAAGTGGTTCCTGCTCCTGTAGCGGCAAAAAACAGCACTAGCATAGCAGAAGAAAAAAACACACCATCTGGCTATGACTTGCTAAATAGCATGATGTCGGTATTAAAACATTTATCTGTTCCTAATCTGCAGCACGCCAGTCAGGCATTACTCGCGCGTCAGCCAGAGGATTATCGCTCGGCAAAAGGGGGAGGTTGTTGCTGTGCATCGGGGCCACCTTCAACGGTGATTAACCAGAACACCTCAATTACGCTGAATTCCGCGTGTAAGGATCCTCAAGAGCTTGGCAATATAGTGGCTAATGCTCAGGATAAAGTGAACAGAGATGTGGTGCGAAAAATAATACCGAGGACATCATAATGGATCTGTTATCAGTGCTGTTCAATCAGCAAAAACGGCGTATTGGTATTATTGTACCCAGCATTGTCATTAGCGAAAGACACAGTGATAGTACGGTAATCACCGAGCATCCGGTGGGTTTCGGTGCTGCGATTAACGATCATGCTTATAATCGCCCTGCCGAGTTAGTGATGGAATTAGGTTTTACGGGGGCGGGTTCATTAGTTGATTTTTTTGATACCTCGCAGTACCAAATTGCAGGGCACGAACTTTCGATTGGGACCAGTCCTAAAGAGATCTATCAGCAGTTATTGGATTTACAAAGCACCTTTGAATGTTTTAATGTCACTACCGGTAAGCGGCAGTATGAAAATATGTTGATTCGCTCATTGGATGTAACCACCGATGCAACCACTGAAAATGTGTTGATGATTACCATCACTATGCAGCAAATTAATATCACTAATACTCAAACCATTACCACTACACCAGTTGAAAACATGGCACAAGGGCAGAGTACAGCCGGTGTTTCCAATACTGGGGTAAAAAACCCACAGACGGTGAATCCGAATAATATGCTGAGATCCTTTGTCGATACGGTGACTGGTGCAATAAAAACGGGGGTGTCTGAACTTAAAGGAGTATTGGGCCTATGATCGAGATCGCACTGACTGCAGATAATCAACGTTTCAGAATCACACTCGGGGGTGTTGAGTATCAGATGACATTACTCTGGCGCGATAACGCTGGATGGATTTTAGATATCGCCAATAGTACTGGGAGCAGCATCGTCAATGGTATCCCCTTGGTGACGGGTACCAATCTTTTACAACCCTATCGACACCTGGGCTTTAATGGTGCATTGGTCGTTGCCTCTGATGTTGATATTTATGCTGCGCCAACTAAAGATAATCTTGGTAGTGGTGGGCATCTTTATTTTATTGCCAGCTAATTTAAACGGAGTGAATTTATTTGTAGGTGAAAAATGAGTGAAAACTGGATCAGGAAATGCTCCTTGGTGATGGTGGATGAAAAGGGTAATGGGCTGGATTTATCCTCTTTTAAGTTCACATTCTCAATCATCTGGCAAGACACCAAATACCCTAAAAAAGCTGAGTTTAAAATTTATAATCTCTCAGTTGATGTGGCAAATAAAATAACGAGTGGGGAGTTTGCGCAAATACAATTGTTGGCAGGATATCAGGATAACGCCAGCTTGATATTCAGTGGTGAAATCAGTTTTTCTATTGATGGTAGGGATAATGCAACGGACACCTTTGTCACTATCCAAGCATCGGAGAACGACAAAGCCTTCTGCTATGCCACCGTGAATACCACGCTGGCAGCGGGATACAGTAAAACGGATGTATTTCAAGCTTTATTAAAATCGGTGAGGGAGTTTGGGGTTACCGTGGGCCTTATTCCTGAACTTGACGATGTGAAAATGCCCCGAGGTAAGCCGATTTATGGTATGCACCGGGATGAGATGGATCGTTTAGCCTCACAAACCAACGCGACCTGGCAATACGTTAATAACACCATCCAGTTGCGGCCTGATAATACACATAGCACCGAGGTTATCATTCTTAATAATAAGGCCGGATTAATTGGTATGCCTCAGCAAACGATTGACGGTGGTATTAATATTCAATGTCTGATTAACCCAAATATCGTTATTAATAGTTTGGTGCGGCTCAATAATAGTAGCCTTTACCAGGCCACATCCTCAATTGAGAATGTGGGCAAGGATTCGGTTAAAACAGCGAAAAAACAAACCACGATAATGTCTTCAGTATTATCAAAGGATGGTGACTATAAAGTGATTAATATCTCTTATCATGGCGATACTCGCGGCAATGAGTGGTATATGGATCTGGTCTGTACTGCAAAAGACAGGGCTGGTGCCACCACATTAAATAAGGTGACGAGCGATGATTACTAATAAAGAGCGTGCCAGCTCGACGGAAAATATCCTTGATACTTTGCGGAAATCTCTCCATTCAGAACTCCGTGTGGCAATGCCGGGTATCATCGAGTCCTTTAATCCCAACGCGGTGACCTGCGAGGTGCGCCCTGCTATTCGTGGCAGTATTGAAAATCCCGACGGCACAGTTACCCAAACTGAATTACCTCTGCTGGTGGACGTACCGGTAATCTTTCCACGCGGTGGCGGCGTCAGCCTGACATTTCCAGTGAAAACAGGTGATGAATGCCTGGTGGTGTTTGCCGATCGATGTATTGATTTTTGGTGGCAGAGTGGTGATGTGCAAGATGCGGTAGATGGGCGAATGCACCATCTGGCGGATGCTTTCGCCATCCTTGGGCCACAATCGCAGCCCCACAAAATAAGCAATATCAGTACCTCAGCGGCGCAACTGCGCAGTGATGATGGGGCTGCGATGATTGAACTGCTCCCCGACAGCCACGCGGTTAATGTCATCACATCGGGAAAACTGACGGCGAATGCCAATGGTGGAACGGAGATTACCTCTCCCTCCATCGTGCTGAATGGCAGTGTCACCATTAATGGCAGCCTGTCACAGGGGATGGGCAGCGGCGGCGGCGCGGCCACCCTCAATGGGCCGGTGACGGTGAAAAATGACGTTACGGCGGGCGGGATCAGCCTGAAAAATCATAAACACAGTGGTGTACAGACCGGCAGCGGTACTACAGGAGGAGCACAGTAATGCGCTACCGCAGAGAAGACAGCTCCGGCGACTACATTTTTGGTGCGGGAGACAACACTTTTATGATCAACACCCCAGAAGCGGTGGCCCAAGCGGTGAAAACCCGTTTTGAGCTATGGCAAGGGGAATGGTTTTTGGATACGACCGCAGGCACGCCCTACAAAACCGATATTCTGGGTAAGCATAAGTCGCTGGTTTATCAGATGTCTGTTCGTGAACGTATTCTGAGAACCCAAGGCGTGAACGAAATCACCGATTTTCAGGTGCAAGTGAACCCACAGACCCGCCGCGTGACCTTTACTTCCTCAATCAACACCTTGTACGGCACAACCACCGTTAATAGCGAGGCATAATGCTCAATCTCGATACATTAGGGCTATCGGCTAGCGTCGATGCCCGTGGGATCAGTGCGCCCGATTACCAGACTATCCTGAGCACACTGACGGCTTTCTTCCGCCAGATTTATGGCGAAGATGCCTACCTGGAGCCCGACAGCAAAGATGGGCAGTGGATAGCCGTAATCGCGCTGGCGATTCATGATGCCAATAACATGGCAATCGCGGTATTCAACTCCTTCAGCCCAGCAACGGCACAGGGCCGGGCATTGGAAAACAACGTTAAAATCAACGGTATTACGAAAAATGCCGCCAGCCAATCCACCGCAGATGTCGTTATTACCGGGCAAGTGGGCACGCAGATCACCAACGGCGTGGTGCGCGACACCAATGGCATCAGTTGGAGCCTGCCGAGCAGTGTAGTGATTGGTTCATCAGGGCAGGTAACGGTGACCGCCACCTGCCAGGTAATCGGTGCGGTGATTGCGCTACCGGGTGAACTTAGCGTGATTGGTTCCCCAACCCGTGGCTGGCAAGCGGTCACTAACCCACAAGCGGCGTCACCGGGGCAACCGGTGGAATCGGATGCCGAGTTGCGTATTCGGCAATCGCGATCGGTATCGTTGCCGTCGCGTACGGTGTTGGAGGGGATTATTGGCGCCATTGCTACTCTGCCTAATGTCGAGCGCTATCGGGGTTACGAAAACGATACCAGTACCACCGACAGCAATGGCATCCCCAGCCACTCGATTGCAATCGTGGTGGACGGCGGTGATGACCGGCAGATAGCGAAGACTATTGCCACCAAAAAAACGCCGGGTACCGGGACCTATGGCACCAGCGTTGTGCCAGTGACTGACCAATATGGTATTACGCGCTCGATTTCTTTTTTCCGTAAAACCAGCGTTCCGGTCTATGTGCGGGTCACCTTGAAACCTTTGGTGGGTTATACCACCAGTATTGCTGAGTCGATCAAATCGGCCATTGCTGACTACGTGAACGGTGTGGCGATCGGTGATCCGGTATTGCTGCACCGCCTGTTTGTCCCTGCCAACCTTAACGGTGAAGGACGAGTATACGATCTTACCGACTTGCAAATCGGTAAGTCTGCCAATGCGCTGGCCGCCGCCAATATCAACGTTACCTTTAATCAGGCGGTTACCTGCTCGGCAGCGAATGTCACGGTGGTGACAACATGAATCATTATCAAAAGCTTATTACTGCCTACCATGCTGATAAACCGAAATATCTCGACACTATTGGCGTTAGTAGCGAGCCGTTTGCGGCTATCCAAGCAACTCTGGGCGATTTCATCAATAAGTTTGATCTTGATCGGGCTGTAAGTAGCCAGCTCGATGCATTGGGGTTGTGGATCGGTATCGGTCGCGTGGTGAGAAGCATTATTAATGGTGTCTATTTCTCCTTCGATACCAGTGGGTTGGGATATGACCAAGGAAGCTGGCAAGGGGTGTTTGATGAGATGGGATTTACCACGTTGGATGATGAGGTTTATCGCACCATCCTGCGTGCCAAAATCCTGGCGAACAACTGGGATGGCACAATGGCAACCCTCAGTAACATCTATCAGAGTGTTTTCCCCGATGATAAAACTCAGGTCTTCGTTGTGGATAATCTCGATATGACGATGAGTGTTTATCTGACAGGTTCTCCATTACCTGCCGTAGTGCAATCCATCATTGCCTTTGGCTATCTGGATGTAAAACCCGGCGGCGTATGTATTACGGATTACACCATGGTATCGGAACCGGGGCCGTTATTCGGTTTTGATGCTGACAATAAATATCTTTCCGGCTTTGACAAAGGTATGTGGGGCCTGAACCTAAAGGAAATTACTAATGGCTAAAAATGATTTTTTACCCTTCGGCATTGGTGCGGAGGCGAATGTTCTCACACCTGCTGACTGGTCGACACTGCCTGCGCGCAGCAAGGGTTTTGCTGCTGGTGCGGCAAAATCCAAAGAACTGAATACCGCCTGGCGGCAATCCAGTGTGATCAGCAGCGTGGTAGCGCAGTTTATTGCCGATAATAGCAATAATGATGTATTAGATAATGGGGATACGACAACGTTAAAAAATAACCTACTGGCAGCACTTGCTCAGGTTATCGCAAAGCAATCTCCCAGCATGCAATCTGGCAATGGATGGACGAAGCTGCCTACTGGTGTCATTTTTCAATATGGCATCTCTGGGCTGTTAGGCCCTAATGTCACGCAGACTATCAATTTCCCTATTCCATTTCCTAATGGCGTTGTTGGGGCTTCCTTAGGGGTCTACGGAGCAACGGCTGGGACAGCTGAATATACGGCAATAACTAAAACATCAATAACATTGGCTAATGGCTTGGTTGGATCTTCATCTAATCCTATTTTTTATTTTGCGGTAGGTAATTAACATGGCTGATTATATTTTCCATAGCGGTTTGTTTTTTCCTGTGGCATTAAAAAGCGACTATCAGGCATCAGGGGACTGGCCAATGGATGGCGTTGGGGTATCGGCAGAGATCCATGAGGCTTTCAGCTCAAAGAATTGCCCAGAAGGAAGAATATGCGGGACAGGGCCTGATGGTATGCCTGCATGGAGCGATATCGCACCATTGACAGGAGCAGAAAAAGTAATGCAAATGGAGTCACAACGCAATGCTTTACTGACGCAGGCTCAAAATGTCATTAGCATATGGCAAACCGAATTACAGCTTGGACTAATCAGTGATAAAGATAAAAAGTCTCTTATCGTTTGGATTGAGTATATTCAGAAAGTTCGAGCTATCGACACCTCAACTATTCCGGTGAATTGGCCTGAATTACCAGCATGAACTTAAAAATAAAGGATACAATTAATGGCTAAAAATGAATTTTTGCCTTTTGGGCTTAATAGTGGCGCTAATGTACTAAGCCCGACTGATTGGTTGGCTCTCAGTAGCAGGAGTGCTGGTTTTACTACTGGAGTGGCAAAATCCAAAGAGATGAATACTGCCTGGCGGCAATCTAGCGTCATTGCTAATGCGGTAGCGCAGTTTATTGCTGATAACAGTGGTCAAGACGTGTTGGATAATGGTGACACTAAGACTCTGCAAGTTAACTTGGTTAATGCTCTTACTCAATTTATTAACAAAGGTTATCTTCCTCTCACAGGTGGAACGCTTACGGGGGAGTTAGAGATAAAATCAAACACTACTGCAGCGCAATACATCATTAAAGATGCTAATGGTAAGGTGCAGGGTTCGATATCGGCTCCGTCCGATGGGTATGTCAGAGTAACTTCGAATGTTACAGGGAAGTATTTTGAAATTGATAAAAATGGCAATTTTAATACTACGACAGGTGTCGGGGTTTATGAACAAGGACAACGAGTTTATAGCCCGAATAATCCGCCTGATAATCGTTATTTAAGCATCAACGGTGGCCGGTTATTAGGAAATGTTGATACCAGTGCTGGAATCTATGAACAAGGACAACGAGTTTATAGCCCGAATAATCCGCCTGATAATCGTTATTTAAGTATCAATGGAGGCAGAGTATCAGGGGGGCTTGATACCGGGGCAGGGCTTTATGAGCAAGGGCAACGGGTATATAGCCCAAACAACCCACCAACCCAGCGTGTGGTCAGTGGTGATGCATGGTGGTATAAAGATCTCAGCAGTGGAATGATTTTTCAAGGAGGTTTTGCTATCGGTAGTAATAATTCAAATGGCAGTACTGACTGGGTGAATTTGCATATCGCTATGCCGAATAGAATATTATCTGTGTCGTTTACTTTGTGTAACTTTCTGCAAGGGTATGAGACTACCTGGAATGCACAAACAGGATATTTATCAGCAAGTAATACAAGCTTTGCTTGGCTTCATGGTTCCAAGGAACGTGAGGTTTATTGGATGGCAGTGGGGTATTAATTATGTATAAATTTAGTCAAGAAACGGGGGCTTTTTATCCAATCTCAATGCTTGAGGATTATCTCTCAGCGGGTACTTTGCCTGATGATTTAGTTGATATCAGCGAAGAGATTTACAGTCTATATGTTCAGACACCACCAGCAGGAAAAATGCGTGGTGCGGATCTTCAGGGGATGCCGACTTGGGTTGATATTCCTCAGTCAGTGGAAACTCCTGAATCGGCAGAAAATAAAAGGTCTTACTTGCTAGCACAGGCACAAAATACGATCAGCGTATGGCAGACCGAATTGCAACTAGGGATTATCAACGATCAGGATAAAGAGTCCCTTACTGCCTGGATCGGTTATATCCAGCAACTGCGCGCGGTGGATACGTCAAAATCCAGTGTTACTTGGCCTGATATCCCAGCCTAAGGGGGCAATATGATCACATTATCAGGTAGCTACCGTAGCCCTGAGGGTGTACCGATCCCCAGCGCTAATCTGGTTATCACTTCCCGCCATAATACCCGACAGACCTTTTTACAAATTGCCGCTAGCGTTACTACAGGAGTAGGGGGCGAGTATAAACTCGAGCTTTACCCCGGCGAATATACTGTCACGGTGGTATATAAAAACGGGCAACGTGCGGTATTGGGGATGATCACGCTGCTCGAGAGTAGCCCACCAGGAACGCTCAATGACTATTTGGTGGACAGTGCTCCAGAACTGACTGGGCCGATTGTATTGGCAGAAATACGGGCTGCCGCAAAGCAGGCACAAAAGTCAGAAGATAACTCAAAAAGCTCTGAGCTGGCTGCTGCACAGTCAGCTCGCGATGCTCAGAGCAGTGCCAGTCTCGCCGCCAGTTCTGAACTATCTGCCAGTAAAAGCCGTGATGCTGCTGCGAAGAGCGCCAGTGCTGCAGAAGTATCCGCTGCTGCGGCATTGAAGTCAGAAATCAGTGCGCGGGATTCTGCTCAACGTGCGACTGACACCGTGGCTAATAATGCGGCGATGATTGCACAGGTATCACAGCAGGTAGACGCTGTTTCTGTGGCTACCGTGGTGGTAACTGCAAAGATGGATGCTACCCAAAGCCAACAGCGCAGTATCAACGGTGAATTGTCAGCACAGCTTGTAACAGAAGCCACTGCGCGTGGTATTGCGGATAGCGCATTATCGCAGCGTATTGATGGCTCGTTGGCCCGCTTGGATGCGGAAAGCAACACGCGGCTTGCCGCTGATGAGGTTTTGCAGACTAACATCAACCAGTTAACAGCTACGACAGAGGGTGATAAAAAAGCCATGCTGTCGCGGTTTGAGCAACTGGAACAGCAGGTTGATGCAGTTTCTGTCGCAGCGGTGGTTAACACTGACATGCTAAACGTTACCCAGAACCAGCAACGCACTACCAGCAGCATGCTGAATGGCCGACTGAATACGCTTGATAACCAAAGTGAGGCGTTATCCAGCGCTCTTGAAAGCGAAACAAAAAGTCGTACCACTGGGGATTCCGTATTATCACAATCGATATCAGCCCTACGGGGTGATGTGAACGCCGCGAATGTGGCGTTGAGCAATAGTATTACAGCGTTATCGCAATCGCTGAATAATGCCGATCTCGAGCAAACTGCGTTGACTGGCAATATCGACGATCATGTGGAACGAACAGCTATCACAGTTGTTGAAGCGCGTATCGCTAATGCCAATGTATTGCATACATTACGTCAATTAACTTCTTCTCTTTCTACTATCAATGCTCGGTTAACGGCATTCGAATTCAGCAATATTAATTAAAAGGACACTCTTTATGGCTTCTACAGCTTGGTATCGTACAGGCACGATTGCGCTTGCACAAAATTCAACCACCGTTAGCGGAACGGGGACGCAATGGAACAATCCGGTTTACGGTGTGGCTCCTGGTCAAATGCTGTTGATACCCGGTGCGGGTACGGTGGTGATGTATGAGATCCAACGGGTGATCTCAGACACGCTGCTCACACTAGCAACGCCTTATACTGGCAGTGCTGCCACCGGGCAGCAATACGCGATTGTCACTGCGTTGGTGGGTAGCGTGGCGGATTTCTCCCGGCAATTATCGGTGCTAGTGAATCAGTGGCAGAGTCAACTGGACGGTTGGCAGCAGATCCTCAGCGGCAGCGGGGATGTTAAATTGACTGCGCCTGATGGTTCGATGGTAACGGTGAAATCACAGGCGGCATTGACCGCAGCGGTTAATGATGCCCTGAATAAATCCACGACGACGACACAGACGGTGGCGAGTACCGTTGAATTCAAGAAAAGCATTACGTCAAACGGTGACCAGCAAATGCGGGCTACCAGCACAACGCCAAATCTTTTGCTGAGATTCCGTGATGTCAATGATGTGGAAAAAGGGGCGGTATATGCGCAGACGGATACGGGAGTAATAAATATCAGATGGAATGGGACGGCAAGCACAGCAACATTCCGTACAGATGGGTTTGTATCACTATACAATGGCCTCGTATTAAATAATGCCTACACAACTGCAGGGGCAGTACCTGATATTAGTACGCTTCCTTTTATATTTCGCGGTGGTGACCGGGCAGACCTTGTTAACCCGAATAATGCAAGCATAGCAACGAGTAATGGTTTCTCTGTCGTTTCTACAGCAACAACGGGACTTGCATCTAATATAAATTATGGTCAACCGGTATTTTCTGTGGATGCAAGGGCAGGTACTGCGAAAGTATTAAATAATCTGTATATAGGTTCTACTCCTGTAGCCACAAAATCGACATCATTAAGTACGCTTGATTTAAATACAGTTAAGGATGAAGGGGATTATTATCAGGCAGCAACATCGAATGCTACATCTGAGAAAAACTATCCCATTGTGGCAGCAGGAACATTACGCGTGCTTAATCACGTTGCGTCATCAAATGGTCGAAAGGGAGTCACGCAGATTTACTATCCGTGGCATGTTGCTGATTATTATTATCAGCGAGTTTACAATGCTCCTGCGGATGCGTGGGAGGTTTGGCAACTATTTGAATCACGAAGCAAAAACGATACTCGCTATGTAAAAATTGGTGATTATGGTGTAGGGGGGGCATCGTCTGTTATATCGGCCGATGCTAACGTTGCTGCATCAAACCAGTTCGTCACTTGGCCAATTAACACGCCAGGGGCACCAACAGGCCAAGGATTTTTTGGTCTTGAAGGAGCCGACTCCGGCTCGCGTTGGCAAATGGCTTTTATACGTGGTACGGCAACACCTGATCTCTCGATCAGAGTTAGGACACCCGCGGGCGCATGGTCTACGGTGTGGTCAAAAATCTGGCACAGTACAAACACCACCGTAGATGCCAACGGCTTTGTTAAAAAAGCCTCTCCTATTATCCGACTGTCAAATGATCCAGCAAAAATGCCTACAGATTATCTGTCTGGCTTTGTTCTTGCCGGGGTCGGTGCAGTCAACGGGGAAGCCGCAGGAGTTACCGCACAACGGCTAGCTACTGGGCTCTATCAGATTAGTGGTTCATTGGGTTTGGCAACTGAAAGCTGGCAGATAGAGATCCCTCAAGACGTCAATGGTAATCGCCTGGTATTTGCCAGCACCGAAGTCGATGAAGATGGCACTATCAGGGTCTATACCCACAAACGCCGTTTCGATCCAGATAGCGCGATGGTGGTGGCTGGGGAGCCGATGGATATTCCTGAAGGCCGTTGGATCGATCTGCGCTTAAGCATGCCAGCTCAACCAGAACCAGAAATTGTTGAGCCACAAGAGGTGCAACCTGAATCTGAGGTTGTTGCTGAATCTTCTGCCGATGATAACGCTGAATAAATAACTGCTAATCAGTTCTGCAAACGCAGGCTTTCATATTTGAAAAACACGGGGCACATCATGCCATAACCGTGTTGAACCAACATTTTCTAACCTTCTTATCTTCATCAGTATAATCAAAAAGGAAACTTACAATGGCTTCTACAGCTTGGTATCGCACAGGCACGATTGCGCTTGTGCAAAATTCGGCCACTGTGACCGGAACGGGGACACAATGGAATAACCCAGTCTACGGCGTGGCGCCGGGTCAAATGCTACTGGTACCTGGAGCGGGTACGGTAGTGATGTATGAGATCCAGCGGGTGATCTCAGACACGCAACTCACACTAGCAACGCCTTATACCGGCAGTGCCGCTACGGGGCAGCAATATGCGATTGTCACTGCGCTGGTGGGCAGCGTAGCGGATTTCTCGCGGCAACTATCGGTGCTGGTAAACCAATGGCAGAGCCAATTGGATGGTTGGCAGCAGATCCTTAGCGGCGCCGGGGATGTCAAACTGACGGCGCCTGATGGTTCGACGGTAACAGTGAAATCACAAGCGGCGTTGACGGCGGCGGTAAATGATACGCTGAATAAATCCACGACGACAACACAGACGGTGGCCAGTGCCGTTGAATTCAAGAAAAGCATTACGTCAAACGGTGACCAGCAAATGCGGGCTACCAGCACAACGCCAAATCTTTTGCTGAGATTCCGCGATGTCAATGACGTGGAAAAGGGGGCGGTATTTTCAGATACCGCAACTGGGAATATGACTATACGCTGGAATGGCACAGCATATTCCATGAGTGCTAAAGCCGATGGTTCTGTTACCTTTCCCGGTCCGCTTTATTCCAACAATACTCAAGTTGCAACACGTGCAACACCATTGGGAACATCTGATCTAAATACCATCAAAACTGAGGGTGCATATTATCAAAGTATGAACTCTAATATTTCTGGCACAAGTAATTATCCTGCTGTTATATCTGGGACGTTACTTGTTCTGGACTCAAGAGCTGGTGTAGCAGGTGCTAATGGTAATACTTTTGTAACGCAACGATACTATCCATACAGCATTAACGACTATTACTACCAACGAAATTACAGCGCTACATCATCGACATGGTCCGCATGGGATGTCTATGAATCGCGCAGTAAAAACGATACTCGTTATCTGAAAATTGGTGATTATGGGCTCGGTAGCGGACCTCTGCATCAGGATGATACAAAGCAGAGCGTCGGTAAAATTTACCGCATCACGGCTAACTCGGCAAATAAACCAGCAGCAGAACAGTTATATGGTGTTCTGTCTTTACCTATGGATGGGACTCCAACTGTCGGATATGTTTTCGTCAGCGCATCTGGAAAATTGCGGACTGGTTTATCTGGAGCATCAGGCTCTTTGACATCCTACGGCGTTTGGGGTGACTACAACACCACCGTAGACGCCAACGGTTTTATCAAAAAAGCCTCTCCAATCGTCAAATTATTCGGCGATGGCTCCAGCGAACTCAACAATGAAAGCCAAAGTGTCACCACTGAACGTGTTAGCGAAGGAGTTTACCGGGTTTCCGGCACTCTTGGCTTTAACTCGGATGCAGAATGGGGCGGTATTGATGGCGGTATTGAAATACCAACCGATCGCAACAAGTTGCCGCTGGTTTGGGTGGATTATGAAGTTGAGCAATCTGGCGATCTGCTGATTAAGACTTTCCACCGGGCAAATCTGTCGGCTCCTACTTTCGCTCAAAACACTATCTCAGGTTACAAGGACGGCGATCCGATCGATGTACCGGCAGGTCGCTGGTTGGATCTGCGCGTGCAGGTGTATGGCGCAGAGCCTGAACCGGAAGTGGTAGATATTCAGCCCACAACCGAACTTGAGGGTGAACCCGTCAAGGAACACCTTGTCGAGTAACGTTTTTACCTGCTTTACCCAGCCTCGCGATGCGGGGCTTTTTTATTTCTGAGGAGAGTCTATGTCAGAACCTGTTTCAAGTGCGGCAATGGCTACTGCTATCGTCACTGGTGCGACCATCGCCGGGCTGCTGTCTGGGCCAGAGGCAGCCGATGTGGTGATTGGGGCGTTTGTTGGTTCGGTGATCTTTGTCATTAGTGCGAAGGATTATCCCTTTGTCACCCGAACCGTGCTGTTTTTGGTGTCGTTCGTGATCGGTGTAGTTTCAAGTGAGTTTTTTGCCAATGCGTTATCCACTACGTTGCCAGGCGAACTGGCGGTGACCAAGCTGATTGGTGCCATTGTCAGTTCCGCCGTCAGTGTGCGTTTATTAATGGCGTTAACCAAGCGCGCGGCAGATCCCGATCTGCTCAAAAAAGGGGGACATAACAATGAGCCTTGATACTCTGTTGCTGGCTATCAATGGCATCGCCTGTGGGTTGATCGCGCTACGGTTACTCGCTTTCCGGCGGGGTAAAAAAAATCATGACTACTGCGCTGCTTTTTTTGCTTTCGTTATTATTGCCGCCAGCGGTACGGTGGCGATCCGCCTGGCGCTGGGCGTGTACGATGAGGTAGACCCTGCAGAAGCCTTGCTTAACGTTGCGTTATGTATCGGTGTGTTTGCGGTTAGAGGCAATATCAAACTATTAGTCCGTTTTTCTGGTGTGAAAAAAAGTGAGGTCAGCCATGAGTAACCTGACATCTCAGGATTATCAACGGGCTGCAGCGTTACTGGGTGTCCCTGGTGCAGCCGTTCAGGCGGTTGCTGAAGTGGAAAGCGCCGGGGCGGGTATGTTGCCTGATGGTCGGCCCAAAATTCTGTTCGAGCGTCATGTATTCCGCCGTTTGTTGCTGGAGAAGGGGATCAAAGTTGATGGCTTGCCTGTCGATTTAGTTAACAGTGCGGCGGGGGGATATAGCGGTGGTGCGGCGGAGCATGAGCGCCTGGCCCGTGCTGCAAAGATAGAGCGTGAATGTGCGCTCCAGTCATGCAGTTGGGGGGCATTCCAGATCATGGGATATCACTGGAAGCTACTGAAATACCGGACATTACAAGCTTTCATTAACGCTATGTACCGTGGGGATGCCGCGCAGTTGGAGGCTTTTGTGCGTTTTATCAATGCTAATTCGGTGCTGGTTAAAGCTTTGCGCATGCTTGATTGGGCTGCGTTTGCCAAGAGCTATAATGGCCCCGGTTATGCGAGCAATAACTACGATAAAAAAATGGCTGCGGCTTTCAGCCGAGCCGGTGGGCAATGA